CATCCGCAGCACATGCGTAACGCGTGTGGCAGTCATTAAATCCGAGGCTGAATAAGGTACAACCAAGTCTTGCGCAGGGATAAACTTAGAAACCGCCCGCTGTTTTGTTGGATCGAAGTAAACTTTTTTGAAAGTTGAACCACTCAATGGGAGATAGTAGAGCAGCTGATCCATATCTGGATCGTACTCTTCCATCACTTCCATGATCTGGTAGTTCATAAAGTCCTTAACACGCGTAGCCTGCTGTTCGCGTTCAGGGGTCTTAGCGCCAAGAACACTGGTTCGAACTGGACCACCAGAAGGCAAGAGTTCCTTGTACGCTTGTGCTTGGAACTGCGTGACACTCTCCGCAACCATAGGGTGCGTGATCCCAGATGCACCCTCAAACGGTGTAGTACGATCTTCAGTCTTCAAGCCTAGTAGGTCTAAGCCTTTGACGTAAGCATCTTCCCACTCAGAACGCGACTCAAGGTCTTCTTCGTACAAACCACGAAGCTCACTGGACAACTCCCCAAGCGTACCGTCATCCAAAAATTCAGATAGATTGGCGTCAAACGGTATTAATTCTTCTTGAGAAGGCAGGTCTCCCATACCCTCGAGGGCTTGGATGATAGCTCCGCCCTGCCCATCGTCGATAACCTCGGCCCCTCCAGGGAACTCCATAGGTGCGTCAACGGGGATTTCTATGTCAGGAAGACCCTCTGTGTCATCAAGGTCAAGCCCAGTTGCAACCATGTTAGGTGGTATCGCCATCAATAATACGCCCGACTACGGGGCCTCCATTCTAAACTATCCTCGTCTTCTCCATGCAAGGATATAAAACCCCCTTGTCGAAAACGCATCAACGCTAAAGTCATACTATCACAAAAGTCGTCATGGTCTCCATTGGGAAATGAAACGACCTCTTCCACAACCTCATCCGCAAACTTCTCATGCATCGGGGCCCAAACCATGCCCGCTTCGAACAACGGAGCAACCATATGCATTCTAGTTACCTTATCACTACCTTTGCCCGGTGAGAAGCCCAATGCTGGAATACCGCGGAGCCGCAACTCGTCAATGAGTGGTGTACCCGTCGCTTTCGCTTCGACCAACACCATATCCGGTTCCCAATACTCGTGCTCCTCATACGCAATCTCCTTTAGTTCAGGAAAATTCCAACGTCCACGCCGAGCATCCATCAACACAACGTGGTCAGGGCCACCATCTTCAGGTTTAAATATACCCCATGTTGTAATCGCTGAATAGTCTGCTGTTTGTTTTTTTGAAAATGCTGTGTCATATGCCTGAATTACATAGTCCAAACGAGGAATCTTTTCCTTGTCCCAGTCTTTCCACCACTCTCGTTTGATAATTGCAGACTCAGAAGACGTAGGTTGCTGCTGCCACTGCGCATTCCACTTTCCAACAGGCAAAGAAGCTTTAATCGACAACAACGTGTCTTTGTCCCAGAACTCAGGCCAAAGAGGCTTGTCACTCGGCATAATGGCTGGAAACTCCACCACTTCCCACTGATCCGCCATCTTATCGCCAGTTTGAGCCTGTATTAAACGCCCCGTCAGGTCCTTCTTACCCCAACGTGTCATGACTAGAATAATGGCTCCCCCAGGTTGAAGACGTTGCCGAGGTCCAGAAGTGTACCACTCATACGCATGATCGAACGCGCTCTCGCTTAACGCGTCTTGTTCCGAATGAGGGTCGTCAATGATAAGTAAGTCCGCCCCGCGACCAGTAATGGCAGCGCCAACACCCGCCGCAAAGTACTCAGCACCCTTGTCAGTGCCCCATTTACCCGCTCCCTTATTGTCTTCCTTGAGGTTGGTCTCTGGAAAAACTTCCTTATACGCTGGATCATCGATCAAATCCCTCACTTTTCTACCAAAACGAACAGCAAGCTCCGTGTTGTGTGTAGCTTGAATGATCTTTAATTTAGGATTTCTACCTAGAAACCAAGCAGGCATCAAGTAACTTGCAAACTCAGACTTAGAATGCCTCGGCGGCATGTTAATAATCAGCCGCTTGAGTTTACCTTGTGCAACCTGTTCAAGTTTTTTAGCAATAATCCGATGGTGACGGCCCTCAATGAAGTTTTCATAGACGTGGTGAGCGAACGGCATGAACTTTTCCGTCGCTTCTTCGCGTAAATCAAGGGTCTTCTTGGCCTCAGTGAGAGCCAAGATTTCTTTTAAGGCATCCTCTGGTAACGCCTGTAGGTTCATTCTGGACGAACCTGCATAATCCCCGCAAGACCTGGACGTGGTCGTGGACGCGGCCCTTGTGAAGGCTGAACTGCCTTTTTAAGAGCAGAAAGTTGCTGCTGTACTGGGTCCATTTGATACGGTTGTAAGGGGGTTGGTATAAACGTGTTAGTGTACGGCGTGTATGGCGTAATAGCTGGTTGAGGATTAGGCCGAGGGGTGACAGGATCTACTGGCGTTGTCCCGACATTAGGAACGGCGTTGTCCTCTTTAGGAACACAAGCAAACGACTCTTCGTCATACGTAAACCCTTCAGGGCACGGATCCATTTCTATTTCCGTGTCCAACAGATCGACATAGTCACTAGGTTTGCTCTCCGTGTTCGAATCTTTGTTTATTGCATTCATCTCCTTGATGCCTTTTTCTGTGGCGTCTAAGTGCGCTGCAATTTCGGCGTCACTATAGGTTCGAGTGCCGTCGTCATTCATTACAGCGGCAAGGTTGGCTTCTTGTTGCGCACGAGAATTTTGTCCAAAATTAATCCCTTTATTAGCCTGACCAGACATGACAGTGTCTTTGAAAAGACCTTGCGCCGCCAGTCCCATAAGGCCAGGAATACCGCCTTGTTTGGCGATACTTTTCGTAATATTGCCAAGGTCTTTCACTGTTGCTTTAACTTCGTCAAAAAGGTTCATGTTGACATGGTCTGTGCGAGCGGCCTGCGCAGCATCAAGTTCTGCCTGTTCCGCAGAGGTGAGACCCCCCTCTCCACCAAACTCCCCTGGTCCAGCGGTCACACCTCCTGTGTCATCTTTTTCGACATCAACTCCAAAATCGAAATAAGCAGGGACCTGCTCGGGACCAACCGGAACTCCCGCTCCGCCCAAACCCATTAGAATCTCCGCTTCCGTAGGAGTAATGTACGATAACTCATGCGGTTGTCCCGCAATCATAGTATTCCTAGGAATGCTCCCGCCGTTCTTATACCGCTGCATCATGAGTTTCCTCCACCGTATTGCTTGTTAATCTGATTAATATATGGATTGAACCCCGCTCCTAGGCTCAGGTCCACGGGCTGATAATTAAGTTCCGGAGGAGCAAAAATATCCGTGTAATCTGTCGTGCCAAAAGCATCAGGGTTAAGTGCATTATACTGATATGGCGTGTACGGAGTAGCCTCCATGGCGGGCATAGGCTCAAATATATCTTCCTGATCCGTAATATACGAATATGGATTAGGCGCTGGACTCGGCTCCGGAGGAGAAGGTAAAAACGGATCAATAGTTCCAGGGGACGGAGAAGGTAAAAACGGATCAATAGTTCCAGGGTCTGTAACAGGCGGAATAGGGTCAATAATCGGATCAATAACCACAGGCGGATCAGGCCTCGAAACAGGAGGTTTAGGGTCCGTAACAGGAGGGGGAACAAACGGATCAGGCCTCGAAACAGGAGGGTCAGGTTCCACAATAACCGGATCTGTTGATACCGCACTAAGACGGTCGTACAACGCCTGAAGCGCATACGAATCCATACCGCCAACAACTCGATCACCATAACCAAGGTCCGTGATCTTATCTGTAAAGTCCCTGCGACGAGTAGCCTCCGTCAAAAGTCCGCCGTAATCACCAATGCCTAAATCATCAGTCAATAAATCACCGTACCCAAGACCCATAATCTGATCAGCGTAGTGTGTCCGGAACTTTCCATCCACTTCATCCCGATTCCGATACGACCCAGCAAATTCCTCGTACTCATCCCCAGCAACAAAGAGCCCAGGATCAAAGTCCTTGAACGATTTGCTGTCCTCACTATTCACAGCCAACCAACTCGGACGATCCGCCAACAAAGGATCAGCATACGACCTATACTGAGAGTGTTGATCGCCATAATCATCACCCTTAACCTTGTCACTCTGACCCTCTAACCAATTATCAAAACTCTTAATCGCAGATGTCGCGTCCTTATACGCAGACAAATCAGCGTCCTTCATGTCCTTCGCAGTCCGAAAACTCTTGTCCAAATAATTAGACTTAAAAGACGTTGGACGCGCATACTTCTTCATAAGGTCCGTTAACTTAAACTTGTCCTCGTCCAAGTACTTAGAATACCCAGACAGCAAAGTGTCAAAATCACCCTTCTTACCCTTCGACCAATCATCAAAATTACGAATGTTCGTGTCGTAAAACCGTTCTATATCAACCTTATAGTTGGACTGACCGCGGAACTCCTTGCCACGGTCCCTCCCATACAAACCTTTAGCCCACGCTTTAACCTGATCCTCGGTCATATCTGAAGGATCCGTCTTAGCTATAGTGTCTGGGGACTCCCCGTCGCCAAATCCGTCTAATCCAGCCATATCCAATACCCTTTACTCGTGATCCACGGTTCTCGGACCAAGTATACAACAAGCCCAAATGAAAATATAGTGGGCATTTTTCCTCGGCTCTTGTGTTCTACATACAAGTGCAACGAAACTATGCCCGAATGATTTTACCATACCAACTATATAGAGCACATACTACAATAGTACCCCTCTATATAGGGGGGATGGGGGTCGGGTTAAAAACATTTGATCGGGCGGAGTTTCGCCAAGTTACCCCCGACTATTGAAAGAGCGGCAAGCGTCGATCAGCCTAGAGAAACGCGAGGGCGGCGAGGTTGACGTAGGGTAAACTTGTAAATTAATTGTAACTTAGTTGTTGACATCTTGTAATCCATAGTCCATAACATAGTTATGGAAACGCAATCGGGCGGATCCAGATTCAAAAAGGAAAGACACAATGGACGAACTACTCAATAAAATAATAGAAGACCTAGAGACAAGCGCCTCATTCAATTCAAACGATCCATTCGCCGAACATGCGGAAAAAGACTTTAACGATAAAGCTGTCAATTTTAAGTTAAGACTTAACGGTGAGATGAAATTGCGTCATGAAATTGGCGAGTATAAAAACATCATTAAAGACGCGGAGGAAAAGATCAAAGCCGCTAAAGAAAAAGCTATTGCGAAGGGTTATGCGAAAATGGTGAAGGCAGAAACACGGGCTCAACTTGCGCCAACTAAAGCTGAGTATATTAAGCTTCACGGCCTCACTGCCTTTGAGGACGACTGTAGACTCGCCAAGTTAAAAGAGACGTTCACTTGGAATACTAACATCGGATAAAGAGTCTATCGGTGTCTGCCCGCGTGTCGGGCAGACTGCGATGCACTCCTGCATCCTTCAAATAAAGGAAAAACTAATGGCCTTAACTAGAATAC